GACTGTGATAGTTGATGAGATCATGGGTTGCATCTTTCTGCGGTTGGTTGTTCGGTGCAGGTGTGTCGAGTGCGGTCGGTGCAGCTGGTGACGACAAACATTAGGGCTATGGCTAGTCCTGCGACAACGATCAGCGGTTTCATGGCATTGGCGGGTCTGGTAGGTCGGCTTCGTTGCATGGTGTCCACGTATCCATGAAGTCACGCAATGACTGGCGGTAGGTCGCCCATTCTGCCGAGTAGTCGGCAGTCAATGGGTTGTTTGGTATCTGTGTCCAGTCGGATTCGTTCAAGTATGTTTTGATAGCCCATCGGCAGTTCGTGGTTTGTTCTTCGGCGTTGTCGCCTGCAATGTAAATAATCATGATGGTCCAATGTCCTCTACAGATAAAAATGCAATAGTGGTTGAGCCACGGCCCAATGTTCCAGTGCCTGCTGTTTGTTGGGCGGTTGCTGTGATGGTGACGGAACCAGCACTGAATGTTCCGATATAGACACCGTTTGCGTGACGGTCAATGCCGACACCGCTTAACTGGTAAAAAGTCTGCAAAACTGTTGCACCATTTTTAATTTTGAAAGTGAAATATCCTGTACCGCCAACGCAGTCAGGTTCAAAGTATGTGATTTTGTAATAACGATTTGCTACGGCTGTAAACGCTGTGGCTGTGATCTGTGTTGCCTCAACAGTCACCGCAGCGTTAGTTGTCGTATTTTGCACATAGGACATTACGCCACGAGGGAAACGGTTTTGTTGTGCAGCTGTCAGGACTGCGCCAGACGAAAAGTCTGTGTTTGGGTTAATAGCCATAATGTTTCTCCTTTATCCGAGACGATTTGTGTCGAGTTTGCCAAAATTAGTGTTATCTAAAATAAAAGACTGATTATCCACGCCTGAAATTAAAGTTAAAGAAACCGTGCATTGCTCAGGCGTCACGTTAATAGAACGACCTGACACCACGCAAGGGACCGTCTGTGAAACCGCACCAGAACCAGTCCAAGTCACCAAAACTTTTTGCCACAAACCGTTAGCAATACTCAACAAATTAAACCATTGACTGTGGGCCGCATCAGCACAGTTTGCTTTAACCATTTTGTCGGTAATGACAAGGGTTGCCGGTGTGAATTTTATAGACGAATATCGGTTCACTAAATTGTTTGCCATAGCGTCAGATAATGCTTGAGTGCCAACAAAAGTGTTTGTAAAACTGATGTTGCGGTTTCCGTAAGTGCCAATGTCTGACGAGTTGACGGTGCTAGTAGTTGCGCCAACAAAATTCCCTAAAATGTTCGCTTGAGTAATAAGTGTGTCGTTATTAAATTGTTGACTAAATCCGTCAGAACTAAAAGGCAATTTCGTTGAAGTCACAGAACCGTTCGGCACAAATTCAAAAGTTGTGGCATTGGCGTCAGTTCGAGTCATTACACCAGGGCAACCTTGCACACGATAAACGGCACCCGACAAAGCCTCAATAATTGTTGCCCAAAAAACATCGTTTGCAGAAGGGATCAACGCTGTCTGAAATATGTCGGCATAAGAGTTAAAAGTTTGATTATTAACATAAACATCTGGGTTTGAGCCAGACAAATTGTTGTAAGAACCGCTTGCACTAACTTCACCCAATCTTGGGTATTTCAACGGATAGCCAGAAATTTCTGTTAAACCATAAGAAGCAGCAGTGTTATAAGAAACTGTGCCACCGCCAACAAGAACCGAATTTGTGCGCCCTGCAACTGTCAAACCATCTAAGGCCGTAATTGTGACAGTAGAAAACACGCCATCATCAATGAGATCAAAGTTAACAACAACACCATGAAAAACTGCTGTTGTTGTGTTGCCAGCACCAATGTTAGTTACTGACGAAACAAAGACGCCTTGAGCAAACCAATCGGTTGACGAATAAGTGCCGCCACCGCCTGGTGTCAAAGCACCGTCTTTGTTTAACAAAGTTATTGAGCAACTGCCACGGCCAATTACGTTGACATCTACCGACTGATTGACGTTAATGCTTAAAATTCGACTTGTAAAATCGGTTGGGCTTGCCACTGTCCCGATTTTTACTTCCCAAGCAGTGTTAATTGTCATCGGCGTATTGCAGTCGTTGTTGTCATTGGGATAGCACCATTGTCCCTCACCCAACGCTGTAGAGCGGCCACCACCTGATTTGGGTCGCCACCGTTCACATTGACAGTGATCGTGTTGCCACCCATTGCACCGTTAGGCGTAATGTTCCCAGACGACGACGGTGTAAACAGTTCCGGTCCACGCTCACCTACAAGATACGACTGACCGCCAATCACAGGACCGCCTGAGGCTCGAGCGGGAATACTGCCGTTTTCCACTCTGCGATAGATAGACGGATCATTACCGCTTGATCCAATCGGCTGTTGCAAGAACTTGACGGTTCCAGCGGCCCAAGCAAGTTGAGCGAGGTCACCACTGTTGATCGCAATAGAAATTTTGGTTTGTAGTTCCGGCGGGAAGTTCAGCACCATTTTTTCAAAGTCTTGTGCGACGGTCAGCTGCATTTCGTGGAACGCGTCCATCTCCTTTTTGCCACCACCGAAAGCCGCGATTGCTTTTTCTTTGAGTGTGTCAATGTCGGTGTCAAGTTTGTCAAATGAGACTTGGCGTTCAAATTGTCCGATCAGATTTGACCAGGCTGCTCGAGCGTTATCGGTCGCAGTTTTAGCGTTAACAAGTTTTTGAGCAAGATGATCAATTTGCGGATTCATTTGATCCCGAATCAATTCCGCAAACTGTTTGGAATCCTCACGAGCAAGACGCATATCCTCAGCAAAAACAGGGATCTGATCTTTATCGTTACCAGTTACCCAATCCCAAACACCGACCGCCGCATCTTTAATATCAACAATTTTTTCGGCGATCTTTTTTAACGGCCACAAACTGCGATCAATATTCCATTTACCAAACGCAAATACCCATTCAAGGGGACTCTTGCCAGCAACATTTCCCTCGGCAATAGGTTTAACAGTGTCAGCAATTTTTTGAATTGCAGGAACCAAAGTCTGACCAATAGAAATGGTGAGTTTGGTAAAGACGTCTTTTAGGTCCTCAAAAGTTGCTTTGAACTTACGTGCTTGTTCTAGTTCTGCCGGGCTAATTGTTTGTTGATCGGACACGGCTTTGAGGGAGGCTTTTAATGTTCCGGAACCTTGTTCAATAAGGACAGCCATATCGCGCCAACCTTTACCGAGAAGTCTGACACCTTCTTTGGCGCGTTGCGCCGGATCTTTAATATCTTTAAGGTGCTGAATCGTATTTAAAAATGTTGCGTTTACGTCAAGCGCACCACCATCCATGTAAACAAGATCAACGCCAAGGTCACGAAAAAGTTTTGGATTCTTGCCGACTTCGGTGTTCATTTTGCCGATAGCGGTTTGCAAAGAATCCGCACCAATACCGATGTCGCCCGCGACTTCACGCCACCTGGAAGCGTCCTCAACTTGGAGACCTGTCGCAGCAGCAAACTTACCTGCCTCCAATGCGACATCTTGGAACGCTTTAATTCCTTCAGCCGCGAATGATACGAATGCAGCTCCACCGGCAACAGCAAAAGTGGCGGCATTTGCGGATACAGAATCCATAATGGATTTAGAACCAGCCCTGAATTTGCCAAGGCCACCTTCCGCGTCCTTGACAGCAGTCTTAAAATTGCCGAACGCAATCTTGGCGTTCTTAATTCCCTGATCCTCAAGGTCGGTAATAATTGGGATGCGGATAGCCATTAGAGGATCACCAACTTTTCAAGCGCGTTAATTCGAGTCATAACGTCATCAACCGACTTTTTCATTTCGCCTTCAATGTCGCCAGCGTGTTGCTCATAGGAACGCCACATGACACGTGAAGGGGTCTGGAATCGGTTTAGAGCGTCTCCAAGACGGTTCTCAGTCCTTTTGCCCGCCATATCAAAAATAGAGGCTCCAGCGTCCTTCTGCGTAAAAATCAAAACGGCGTCCTGTTTCTTAGAAAGCGACGTTTGCACCGAAACACCTTTTTGAGCTGACGCCTGATTCCACGGAAAGATAGGTCGGCCGCCAGGTGACCACGCTCTGGTCATACCGGACAGATAGTCGGAACGGTAAGCGTTTTTAGCCTCGTCAACTGCAGGCTTCACGATTTGCTTAGCGTCTTTAAAAAACTGTTTCTTAACCTCAGGCTGAATCTTTTGAAGCGTTTTCAAAGTGGATTCGAGTCCTTGGACTTGCATCGTCATTTGTTGCGCTCCTTCATGATCTCAGCGACTGTCAGGAGGTCGTCAACATCAAATACTACATCACTGGGGAAGTAGCCCGTGAGGACCAGCAGCTGCGCTAGTGAGTGTCG